CTCCAAGCCCATTTACGGCCGTTGCAGTCCGCAACGGGCCCCCGGTGCCCGCGCCTAGCGCGGCCGGCGAACGGTGTAGCGTGCTCGACGGGTCGGTCAGACAGCAGGTCGTGGCGTGGTGCGTCCACCACGGCAAGGGGGCGGCGGAAGCGGTGGCCGAGTTCTGGCCCGACCTGGCGCCCGAGGTCCGCGCCGCTCGGCAGTCGACCGTCCGGACGTGGCTCCGGCGCGCGCGGCAGTCGACCGTGCAGCTCGAGCCGGAGCCCGACGACTCCCCGGCCGCGGCGTCGGCCCCCCTCGCGCCGCCCGCCGCCGCGACGCCGGGTTCGGTGCCGGCCGGGTCCGAGGCGGACTACGGCCCGGGCGAGCTCGACCGGATCGCGTTCCTCGAGTGGCTGCTCGCCGAGGAGGTGGGGGTCTTCAAGGGGCTCCGGCTCCGCGGCGACGCCCGGGCGATCCCGCCCCTCACGTCGCAGATCCTCGACACGCGCGAGCAGCTCGACGAGGCGCGCCAGCGCGACGGCGAGGCCTCCGGGTCCGACGACGACCCGACCGCCCTCGCGGAGCAGGTGCGCGAGCACGACGCCGTGCTGCGCGCGCTGACGGACGCGCGCTCCCGCGGCCAGGCCGCCCGGAAGGCGCTGTGACCGTCGACGACGACGCGCTGCGCGCCCGGCTGATCCACCTCGGGTACGACCCCGACGATCCCGAGCTCTATGCGCGCGTGCGCGCCGCCCAGGCCGACCGCCTCCGGCGCCTCCGCCGCGTGCGGATGCACTCGCCCCTGTCGGTGCAGTCCCTCTGGCGCGCGGACCAGGCCGAGTGTGACCAGCGGCGCGCCGTGCTGTCGGCGATGATCGGCCTACCCCCCGGCGGAACGGGCGTTGTGCTCGGGGGCAACCGCTCCGGGAAGTCGCACGCGATGTTGCAGTGGGTCGCCGCGAACCTGCTCGGCGGCGACCACCCGTCGGTCCGCACCTGGTGCGCGGTCAACGACCTGCCCGCCGACGCGATCCCTCGCGGCCCGGGCACGTGCTTCCTGTCCGCCCCGAGCTCGGCCGACTCGATCACCTACCACCGGGGGCGGATGGATGAGCTGTTCGGGCCGATCGGCAAGCGGTGGCACAACCAGTTCGGGAAGGGCGAGGCGGTGCTGCGCCTGCAGCTTCCAGGTCACCGGCGCCGCGCCGAGCTGTTCTTCAAGTCGGTGGACCAGGGCCGGAAGGCCTACCAGGGCGCGAGCTGCCGCGCGATCGGCGTGGACGAGGAGCCCCTCGGCGAGGAGGGCCGCGAGGTCTACGAGGAGTGCCGGATGCGCGTCGCCGATCAAGGCGGTCGCGTCGTGATCGGCATGTACCCGGGGTCCGGCCTTACCTGGGTCTACCACGAGCTCGTCGCGACGCCGCCGCCCACCGTCCGGGTCGTGGCCCTCGACGCGCTCGACAACCCCCATCTCCCCCGCGAGGTGTTCGACGCGCTCTACGCCGAGATGTCCGAGGAGCAGCTCGCGCGCCGTCGATACGGACAGTTCCGCGCGATCACCGGGGCGATCTACGGGGACTGGCGCGGGTCCGTGGGGCCCGCGGACGGCCCGACCCACGTCTGCGAGTCGTTCCCGATCCCCGCCCACTGGCGCCGGTGGCGCGTCCTGGACGCGGGGCTCAAGGTCCCGACCGCGGTGCTGTGGCTCGCGCAGGACCCGGACGAGGGCGAGGACCCGACGCTCTACGTGTACCGCGAACACTACGCCGCCGGCCTCACCTGGGAGCAGCACGCCGACGCGTGCCTCGAGCTCGAGGGCGGGCGCGCGGCCGGGCCCGACGGCGACTACGTGCCGGCCGCGGAGGAGGTCTCCCCCGGGTGGGCCGACCCGTCGGCGACGCAGGCGATCGCGGTGTTCGCGACGCGCGGGCTGTTCTTCAATTTGGCGATCCGCGACGTGCGGGCCGGGATCGACGCCGTCCGCGAGCGCCTCCGGATCCGCCCCGACGGCCGCCCGAGGCTGAAGGTGTTCGGTGACAAGTGCCCGAACCTCCTGCGCGAGTTCCCGGAGTACCACTGGGATCCGAACGTGCGGACGGAGCAGCCCTGGAAGGCCGACGACCACGCGCTCGACGCCCTCCGCTACGGCGAGATGGGGATCCGGTCCATGACCGGGTTCTGACGAGCACTGGCGGATCCGCCAGTGGCGCCAGACCGGCGGATCTCGCCGGTGGCCCCCTGGTATGCCCCGGTCGTGACGATCGTCCGCCAGCTCGCCGCCTGGGTGACCCGCGCGTTCTACGCCGGGCCGTCGGGCCTGTGGTCGGCCGGCGCGACTCCGGCGATCCCCGACTACTCGCCGCTCGTGGCGCTCTCGACCCTCGCCCAGTTCGCCTGGGTCCGCGTCTGCGTCGAGGCCGTCGCTGGCGACCTCTCCGCGCTGCCCCTCGCCGTGGTCGCGCGCGACCCGGTCTCCGGCCAGTGGCGCGACGCCGGCGACGACCCCGCGCTGCGCCTCCTCGCCTCGCCGTCCCCTGGCGTCTCGGGGACGATCCTCCGCGCCCAGCTTCTCGCCGACCAGCTCTGCACCGGCGACGCGTACCTCTGGGTGCCCGGACTGCAGGCCTGGCGCGACGGCGCCGCCGAGTACCCGATCCTCGCGTGGCGCCTGCACCCGGTGCGGGTCGTGCCCGTCGTCGGGCCGATGGGCTCGATCCTCGGGTACAGCTACACCGACACCTCGACCCTCGCTGCGCGGGTCGTGCAGATCCCCGTCGGCGACGTGCTGCACTGGTCGGGGATCAGCTGGCGCGACGACGCGCGGTCGGTCCTCGGCGAGTCCGTCCTGCGGTGTCTGCACGACGAGCTCGTCGCGGAGCTCGAGGGGCGGAAGCTCGGGGCGAAGTGGTCGAAGAAAGGCCGCCCCGACATGCTCTTCTCGGTCTCCGGGGCGATCGACGACAAGGTCGTGCAGCAGATCCTCGCCCGCTACCAGGCGGCGCTCGCCTCGGATCACGGCGGGTTCGTGCTCGGCCAGGGCGTGACCGGCACTCCGATCTCGTGGACGCCGAAGGAGTTCGTCAGCTCCGAGCGGTACGACCGCCTCCGGGACGCGATCCTGGCGCTGTTCGGCGTGACTCCGGCGCGCGCGGGCCTCGTGACCGCCAACTACGGCACCGACCGCCAGCAGGCCCGCACGTACTGGTCCGGCCTCGTTCGGCGCGCCGCCGGCTGGGACGAGGTCCTCTCGCGCCTGGTCCCCGCGGGCCGGCGCCTCGAGCACGACTTCGCGGACGTCGAGGCGCTGCAGGTGTCGTACTCCGAGCGCCTCGGGCGCGTGCAGGCCTGGGTCGCCCTCGGCGCGACGCCCGCGAAGGCCGCCGCGTACGAAGGGTTCCGGGACGCCCCGGTCCCCGACCAGGCGGTCGCCGGCGCCGGGTCCTCGGCGAGCACGTCCCCGCGCACCGGCTCGCAGGACGGGTACCAGGGCGACCGGCAGCAGGCGCTCCTCGAGCTCGCCCTCGGGACTTGGCTGCAGCAGTCGCTTCCGCGCTGGGACGCGGCCCGCGGCGCCGAGCTCGAGCTCGTGATCCGCGGTGAGGTCGACGCCCTGTCGGCCCTGCTCCGCGCCGCTCGCGTGCCCGCAGCGGTCGCCGAGGCGTGGGCCGACGACGTCGTGCGCTCGACCGCCGAGGCCGTGTCGTACGCCGAGCCCGACGCCGCCCTCGAGTCCCTGCGGGGCTTCGCGCCGGAGCGCGCCGCCCGGCTCGCCCGTCAGCTCGTCCGGGTCCTCGCGGCCCACACGGAGGCAGCGTGATCGCCCTGTCCGTCGGCGTCGTCCATCGGTTCCTCCCGCCCGAGCGGGACGAGGAGCTCGATGCGTTCCTGATCCGAGCGGAGTCCTCGGACACCGCGCGGCGCACCACGGTGTTCGTCGCGTCGACCTCGGACGAGGACCGCGCCGGCGACGTCGTGGCGCAGGACTGGCGCCTCGGAGAATTCAAGGCGAACCCGGTCATCCTCGACAACCACAACCCCTACCGGGTCGTGGGTCGCGGCACCGAGGCGGCGGTCCGCAAGGGCTCCGGCGCGCTCGAGATCGGCGTCGAGTGGGACCTCGACAACCCCGATCCGAGCATCCGGGCCGTCGGCCACCAGCACCTGAACGGCTTCCGGGCCGGCGCCTCCGTAGGCTTCCGGTCGTTGAAGCGCGCCCAGCGCCACGAGCTGCCGAAGGACCACCCGGCCTACCGCGAGCAGGCGCAGCGGGAGACCGACTGGGGCTCGATCAAGCTGGGCTCCGGCTTCTACTTCGAGCGCAACGTCCTCCTCGAGCTGAGCTCGGCGACCATCCCGATGAACCCGCGCGCGCTGCAGCGACCGGGCGGGGCGCCGAGCAAGGCCCTCGCGGACCTCGCAGCCGTGGTCGGAGAGATCGAGGACCCGACCGAACGCGCGGTCGCCCTCGTCCGCCAGACCCTGCACCGCCACCTCGCCGACGAGCTCGTCTCGGTCCTCCGCGCCTCCCCGGAGACGCGCCGGTCCGTGCTCGGTCTCCTCGAGTCCGTGCCCCTCCCGGCGGCCGATCCGCCGACCCAGTACCGCTCCGCGACGCCGCCCCGGCCCGTGGATCCGCTCCTTCACCTCTTCCCGGAGTCCTGATCATGGTCGCCACCCCCGAGGAGCTCGCCCGGTCCCGCGAGCAGTTCGCCAAGATGGTCCAGGAGATCCAGCTGTCGGTGAAGGCCGCCGGCGACCAGGCCGGCGCCAACGCCGCGCAGATCGAGCAGATGACGAAGGCGCTCACCGAGCTGCGTCAGCAGCAGTCCGCGCTCAACCTCGCGGTCGCCCGCGCCTCCGAGGGCGAGTACGGCGAGTCCGAGCAGTACATCCACGTCGAGCCCGAGCACGTCAAGTCGTTCTCCGGCTCGTTCCTCAAGAACGACGCGGGCGTCGTGCAGCTCGTCGCCGTCAAGTCGCACGACGCCGGCGAGTACTTCGGGCTGCTCGACGACCCGAACCCGCGCGACGCCGCGCAGCGCAACCTGCAGGCGGCCGTGCAGCGCCGCGGCCTGGTCCGCCGCATGCTCGCCCAGGCGAACGGCGTGGAGGAGCGCCAAGTGTCGACCCCGCGGCTCGACCGCGAGGTCCGCCGCGCGATCCGCGCGATGCCCGAGCGCGTCTCGAAGATCTTCGCGGCCTCCGCCGGTGTCGGCCTCGAGTGGCTGCCGACCCGCACGTCCCCCGAGCTCGAGCGCGAGGTCCGCGCGATCTCGAACCTGGCGTCGATGTTCCCGACGCAGGAACACCCGGGCGGCACCCTGCAGCTCCCGTACATCTCCGGCCAGCTCCAGGCGTTCGCCGAGGCGGTGCCGGCGACCGACGGCGCGATCGCGACCGCGACCGCGAGCTCGGTGGGCACCGGCCAGGCGACCGTGTCCGTGTCGACCTCCACGGTCCACGCCTACGTCCACCGCGAGGCGACCGAGGACGCGATCATCGCGGTGCTTCCGCAGATCTACGCCGACATCGCCGACGCCCTCGCGTTCGCCGACGACAACTGCCTGATCAACGGCCACACCTCCGGGACGCAGGACGCGCTCGCGTCGTGGAACCCCCGCGGCCGCATGGCGACGATGGGCGCCGGCGCCACCTCCCAGCTCCGGCGCTTCGACGGCTTCCGGCGCCTGGCCCTCGCTGGCGGCGCCTCGAGCTCGGCGAACATCTCGGCGACCGCGACCCTGGCGGGGTTCATGACGATCGTCCGGCTGCTCGGGATCGAGCAGCTGGTCGACAACCGCGGCCGGTCGCGGATCGTGATCCTCGTGAACCCCGAGTTCTTCTTCTCGACCATGCTCGGGTGGTCGGAGTTCAGCTCCTACCAGCAGCTCGGGGCGCTCGCGGCGCTGATCACCGGCAACCTCGGCCTCACCGGCGCCGGCCTGCCGAACCAGGTGGGGACGCTGTACGGGCAGTTCCCGGTCTGCCTCGCGTACCCGATCACCAAGGATCTGAACGCGTCCGGCGTGTTCGACAACGTGACCACGACCAAGACCGGCATGCTCGCCGTCGATCGGATGGTCGTCGAGCAGTGGATGCGCCCGGGCGCCACCGTCGAGAGCGCGGTCGAGATCCGCAACAACACGATCTCGGTCGTGGGCCGGAAGCGCAACACCTTCCGCGTCAAGCGGCTCGGAACCGGCCAGTACGCGGCGGCGTACGGCTACAACCTCACCCCCTGACCTGACCGGAGGCCACCATGGCCGAGGACCTCTCGGCACTGGCGGATCCGCCAGTGCTCGTCCGCTGCACCGCGCCCACCGCCCGCCGGTGGGCGTGCCCGCCGGGCCCCGCCGCCGCGGCGGTCGGGGGCTCGATCGTGCTCGAGCCGGGCGCGACCCTGCACGTGCCCGCCTCCTGGGTCGACGCGCTGCGCGAGAGCGGCGAGCCGATCGAGGTCGTCCAGTCGTCCCCGGAGTCCTGATCCTCGTGGCTCTGATCACCGCCGCCCAGGTGCGCGAGCACTACCCGGCCCTCCAGGGCACGGGCGAGGACGCGCGCCTGGCGACGATGATCGCCCGGGCCGACGAGCTGATGGCCGCCTACTGCGGCTTCCCCCGCCCGGCCGGCGGCGGGTCGCGCACCCTCGAGGCCGCGGAGTACGTGTCGTACCTCGACTCGCCGCGCCTCGACGACGAGCGGATCCTCGACCTCCCGGTCTACCCGGTGATCTCCGTCGAGTCGGTCCACGTCGACGCCGCCTGGGACTACGACTCGTCGACGCTCGTCGACTCGGCCGAGTACGAGCTCGTCGCCGAGACCGGCGAGCTCTACCTGCGCGGGTCGTCGACGGTCGCGTGGGTGACCTCGTCCCGCGCCCAGCGCGTCGCCTACACCGCGGGCTTCGCGACGACGCCCCCGGCCCTCGTGGCGCTCGCCGCGACCGCCGTCCGCGCGCTCCTCGACGGCGGTCACGCCCCGGGGATCACCTCCCTTTCGGTCGCCGGCCAGTCGTCCACCCGGGAGCCGGTCTCGAGCTTGCTCCCGCCCGCCGTCCGGGCCGGCCTCGACGCCGGCTACACGCTGTGGGGCGCCCGTGTCGGGTGAGCTCCTCGAGCGCTGGTCGCCCCGCACGGCGGACGCCCTCGGCCGGATCGACCGCGTAGTCGACCGCGTCGCCGCCCGGCTCGGGACCGAGGCGCTGGCGCAGGCCCGCGCCGACGCCGGCCACCCCCACCTCGCGAGCCGGATCCGCCTCGAGCGGACCGGCCACGGCTTCGCGGTCACGAGCTCGCACCCGGCGCAGGCGAGCCGCGAGCAGGGCGGGCC